TTACACCTCGCTTTCTATAAGGCTATAGGCGTATTCCGCCTGTGCAAAAGGATTATCATAAGTTTGAGTCCCTTCTATGAGGCGGAAGATCGTGGGGTAGACAGCCGCCTCATCTTCTTTAGGTTCCCGGATTCGGCCGAGAGCAGATGCCCGTCTATTTCTTTCCTCTTGAACGGCAGCAAAGATATCTTGGTCAATGATTGTGGGGTAATAATCATCGCCAAGGTAATGGCGATTTTTAAGGATCTTACCAACTCCGGCATGAAAGGCATCAATGCCCACTTTGTTAGCTACAGTCCTTAGGGAATCGCCAGAAAGGTAAGATTGATAGAGCGCTTGAACCTGCTCTGCGGCGTGTTCATCAACCACTGCAATTCCATTTTCGATTCTATATCCATACGGGGTGTGGCCCATTTATTTCACCAACCTTTCTTTTAGCGTTATGCCGCATTTCAGTACGAAACCGATTTCCGTCCTCGAGTAGACAATAATATGGTCAACAAACCGGCTAAAAAGCTCCCCGTCAAAGCCAGTCTGAAAGAAGGCTTTTGTTGCAAACTGGAGAAGTGCGCTGACTTCACTAAGGTGACGAGTGTCGTTACTGATGAAGCTAATAAGAGATTTTTTCCGACGTTGCAGTTCTCCAACCTCCTGTAAGAGCTCGTTGTTTCCTCTAGAGTAGACGGCAGGCTCAAGATAGCCACGTGTCTGTAATCCCATGAGCACTTTTCGCTGATCTTCGATGTCTGCAAGTTTTTTGTCAATTTCCTGAATGGTTTCCATGCTGTTATTTGAATCAATGCCTCTTAGGCTCATTAAGAGAGACCTGAGAACGCTCTGATGTCCGAATATGAGCTTGTTCATCATGATAACGAAGGAGTGCTCTAATTCAGAATTAGAAATGTATTTCATAGAGCATTTCTCGATTTCTGTGATATGTGTGTTGCAGCTCCAAACGATGTATTTTTTACCGCTGGAGTGGATGCGTCGTTTAAATGTACCACCACACTGGCCGCAGATGATTTTGCCAGAGAAAGGGTATCGGTTCAGATACTTCTTGTTTTGCTTTTCCACGCCTTTTTCTTTACCGCGCTGTTCCATGACCAGCTGAGCGGCATCATAATCCTCACGGCTGATAATCGCCTCATGATGGTCCTGAATTAGGTATTGCTCCCGTTCTCCGCGGTTAACATATCTGTTGAATTGACTGTCGCTGTAAGTCTTTTGAAATATAGCGTCACCAATATATTTCTCGTTGCCAATCATCCCCCGAATGGTGGAAGAGGTCCAGCGGCCGCCGTTCTTACCCTTAAGCCCTCGAGCGTTGAGGTCCTTAGCAATCACATGAGCGCCTTTACCGGACAAAACCTCTGAGAAAATAAACCTAACAATTTCAGCTTGCTGCTTATTTACAATCAACTCGCCATCAACAGCATCGTAGCCATAAGGAGAGCAGCCGATTTTATAGGTTCCGTTTTGAAAGCGTCGTTGAATGGACCACTTGTTGTTCTCGGCAATGGACGCTGATTCTCCTTCGGCCAGTCCACTTAGGATCGACAGCATGAGTTCGCTTTCCATGGATCCGGTGTTGATGTTCTCGCTTTCAAAATAAACGGAAATGCCAAGCTTGGTCAGTTTGCGGACCAGCTCAAGGCAGTCCATGGTGTTTCGGGCAAATCGACTGATCGACTTCGTCATGATGAGGTCGATATTATGTTTTTCACAGTCTTTAATCATCCGAAGGAGTTCTGGACGCTTTTCTTTCTTGGTTCCTGTAATGCCCTCATCGTAGTAAAGTCCCGCAAATTCCCATGCAGGATTTACCTTAATCGTGGATTTCGTAATGGCTTTTTTGGGTTTCAAGGCTGACCAGCTGATCCTCGCTGTCAGTTGAAACGCGGGCATAGGCTGCGACTCTCAGCTTGGGTTGCTCAATGGTATTAGCAGTATTTGGAGCTATTAACGTAATCTTTTTCAATTTTTAACCTCCTTGTCAGTGTCACATATTACCTCTAAAGGGCTTTTATATCAACGTTTTTCTGGCATTATCGAAGCCAGCGCAGGGGAGAAAGATTGACGGTTCAGTAGGGTGATCTGATTGAACTCCGATAAGGAAATAAGTCCAGCTTGAAGCATGGAATCGAGTATCCGCTGCGCCCTTACATAATCCACTTCGCACTGTAATTGCTCCCTTGAAATAGGCTTCTTTTCATAATTGATCTCAGGTTTTATGCCAGTTATCATATTTGTCATATGTCGTTTCCTCCAATCGGAGGGCAGATATCCCTCTCACCATCCACAGGACAGAAGAGGGTGGAATGAGTACCGATAGCAGAAAAATAACCGCCGAGCGAAATCAACCACTCGACGGTATCGGAAGGTAGTTATTCTATTGTAATAAAAGCGTCCTTGAAGCCGGCAGCCTTGACCCTGGCAAGCATCGCTTCGGCATTGGCTTTGACGCTGTAGGCTCCGACCTGGACTCTGTAAAGCCTTTTCGGTTCATCATTTGTGGCTTGTTCGGTAGCCTGAATCTTGAGGAGCCTGCCGACCTCGGTACGAAAGGAGTCCATGCTTTTTCCGTGCTTTGGGAACCAGTGCATGACGTCGCTGTGGTTGCTGGCGATGCCAAGTTTGTAGCCCTCGCTGTGGCAGATGATGTTCTTCTCAGTTAGACCGTACGCTTTGCATAGGAAAGCACAGAGCTCTGCGGCTTCCTTATAGATTGCCGCAAAGTATGAAGTGTCGCTTAGGTTGTCTTCGCAGATCTCAAAGCCGATATGGGTATCGTTGGCCGATGCTCCTGCATGCCATCCCCGGTGGTTCCATGGTAGGGTTTGATATGTGGCAATCGTGCCGTCAGAGAGTTTGCCGATGAAGGCATGGACGCAGACGCTACGTCCGTCCGGCTTGTCCTTATTCCAGTGGTTTCCACAAAGGTTCTTTCCAAGCAGTCCGTCATCGGGACCGACATAGCGCTTCAAGTAGGGATTGTTGGCCCCGGTAGAATGGACCATGATGCCCTTCGGAACAATCTTTCCACCAGCCTTATAGCAGGCGTTTTCAGTTAATATTAGTTTTCTAAGGTTCATTTTGAATCCTCCTTGTTGAGCTGCTCCAATACCGCCCTGAGCTTTTCTGGGATAGGCAGCCCGATTTTGGCTGTGTTCTCCAGGATGCTGATACCTTCATTGGACAGGTAAAAGAAGATGACTGCAGTTCTGATGGCGCTCCCGTTCTGGATCAGCTTGGAGTCGATAATATGTCCTACAGCCACAAGAGAGAAGATGAGCACCTTCTTGAAAATGCCCCTGAAGCCCACCTCGCTTGAGAGTCGCTTTTCAAGGACGGCCACCATTATGCCTGTGATGTAGTCAATGACTACGAATGCTACCAATGCATACAGGAAGCCGTCCCATCCGCCCAGAAAGTAGCCGATGTAGCCGCCGACTGCGGCGATGACCGATTTGAAATTGTGTTGATGATGTCTTTCATTGGGTTCCTCCTTAAAAATGAAAGGACTTGGAAGGTCCTCGTGAATCTGGTTTTATGGAATTGAGACAGCATAGACTTGGACTCCATCGTAACCGACATCACCGCTGCCATCTTTTCTGTAGGTGATTTTTAGAGTATGGGATCCTGCGATCAAAGTTTTCTCGATATATCTTGATACGATAGTACCTGACAACTTTCCTGAAATATCCACATCATCAATGTAAACATAAGCCCAATCATAACTGGCGCTCTCTGTTTCACACCCTAGCCAGATTGCAAATTTACCCTCACCGCTTGTGAATGTCCATGTAAGCTGCTTAGTATAATTGGCTGTCCCCTTTATACGCAGGGCTGATGTAAAGTCAGTCGATATTGCCACCGAGACAAGGCTTTTAGTTGCGTCACCAAATAACAGGTTGAAAAGAGCATCTGGTTTATATATATTGTTCCAAGGATAGTTAGTACCAACCATGCTGACCCGATACCATATAGCAGAAGGTTCATGATAGGTCGCTAGGTACTGATAATTGGCGTTGTACAAAAACACTGTTTGGCCATGACTTGGGTTGGACGGAAGTTCTGTCACAACTCCTACGCCTTCACCACCACCCAATGAAGAAATCACTAAGGTTTTCAGTTCATCATCTTGATCAATCGTTATATTAGTCCCGGGTGATATAGTAACGTCTCCGACCAGGGCGTTCCCACCGGTCCTCTTGATGCTTGAGACCCTTGGGATGGCTGTATGCAGGTCAGAAGCATGCCTTTCCTCGTTATAGTACTGGGGATGGGTCGTCTGCTCCCAAGCTTTGCAGTGAGCCGTGGGTATGGTTGTGGCTAACCCCGGCAGGGCTTTCGGTCGAAGGTGTTGATAGGGAGCTGTTCTGGGTGAACATCGACATCCGCTCGACCAGCTGGTTCATCCGGATATCATGCTCAAGCATGATGTTGTTTAACTCCAGGACATAGCTTAATGCGCCTGACTCATCCTCTTCGCAGGTGATACCCTTGACCCTGACTTTCCCATCAAAGCCCTCTGTATCGCTTCCTTCCGGAGGAATGTACCAGCCGATCCAGTCGCCCATCATGAATGTTTCAAAGGGCTTGAGCTTGATGCCTTCAGAGTCTATGAATTTGATGACGGTTCCCTGGATACCCCAGCTGACCTGTGCTGCCCCTCGAAGAAACAGCTGACCATAGTCCTGGAGCTTTGCCCAGTCGCTTGGGATGTTCCTCGCCTGGAGGTATCCTTCGCGCCTGCCCCAGTCCGTCTGACTTGTCGGATGTGCCGTCTCGATGAGACTTCCGCTTTCGCCTTCGACCAAGAGGGCATTGGTCATGTTTGAGCTGTCGCTCTGGTTCTGGTGCTTGACTATTGCCTGACCCGGCCTGTATTTGACCGTGTCATATTTGTCCGTCACCTTTTTGCTTTATACAGCTTCAAGTGCAGGGTTGGGGTCATCTCGATATCGAAAAGCCCCATGCCTTCGCTGAGTTTTGTTGCCACCTGGGAGAGCGGAGTGCCTGCATGGAAGGACAAGGTCGTGGAGTCCTCGAATGGATTTCCCAATGTGTCCACATCGGCGGTCCAGTCTATGGATACACCGGTAAGGCAGCCCCTTTGTTGGGCTTCCAGGAGAAGCTGGCGTAAAATCGCGCCACCATGTGCGTCGGCAAAGGTCCTTTCCAGCGTGGTAGGATGCGGCATCCCTTCCGGATACACGACGCCCCTGTCAAGGAGAGAGAGGACGCCCCTGCCGCTTACCTCGATCATCTGCTGCTCGCCCTCATCCACATAGGAAGGCCGTCTTGATTCGATGATCCATTTGAAGATGTCAATGCCGTCAAGCCGGCACAGGATAAAGTTCTGGTCGGTCACATAATCCCGGCTTCCGCCTTTGTCATCAAACCTGCTGATGGCAAATTTACCGCTGCCGGGGTTGTTCAGGAGCACCTGGAATGACTTGCTCTTTGCACCGCTGAGCTGACAAAGGATGCTGTTGGGATTGTTCTTGTCGCAAACGAAAAGCTCGATCCCAATATCATCGGCAGGCTCCGCGTCATAGACTTCAATGCCGATGACATTACTGTAGCGAACGCCGGGGGGATTTGGTTCTGTGAGCGCGACCTTGACTGCGCCGCTTTCCGCTTCCTGAGGGATTTGGAATACGATTGTGTTCCAGCTCCAGGAGATGATGTTGCAAAGGTGGGTGCCAAGATAGACATGCCCGCCGTAGCCGCGCAGATACCTGTCAGCATTAAGCGGGTCTGCCTCAGCTTTGTAGCCGAATCCGTTCCCGTAGATGGTGACAACCGAGCCTTCAGAAGCCCTTGTGGTCGATAGTCTTTCAATGAAAGGAAACGGAGGGTCGCTTGTGATGTTCTCGTAGTCGTAAAGCGCACGACGGTCCGTCCAGATGTCGGCTTTGGCAATATTCTCGTAGAGAGCCATTGTCCGTTTCCTTGGCCACTGACTCAGCTTCGCAATATTTTCGTAGAAACCAAGAATCCTCTTGTTTGTCCACACACCAAGCTTTGCGATGCTCTACATAAAATGAAAGGGTAGCGCTTCAGGACTTGGCTAACGCTCAAAGAACGGACCGGTGAAACAGTAGTGCCGGATGTATTGGTGGCCGTGACCCTCCAGTACCATGTGCCTTCTGACAGAATCACAGCCATCCGATAAGTGGAGTTATGGCTCACGTTTATGGATTCGCTAGTTATTTTGGACGCACTGTCGAATGTGTCGATGGTGTCCACCTCAACCTTTAGCGATGAGGCGACCAGCTGATTAACATTGTCGCTATAAGTTACTTCAAAGGCGCAAATGGTCGCACTCAGAGATGCAAGGTCGGAAGGCTTGACCAGATTTAAGCTAGGCAGCCCCATCTAATCACCTCCCATTATGTCCAGCTGCCGACAGTCACAATAGCCCTTGCCGCCTTTGGTCCTAGGGTAAGGAGCGGCGGTCCCAGAAGGTTTCGGACAAAAATCGTGCTGGATAATGAGCCAGGGCCGATGGAAGAAATGTCTAATACGCTTTGCCATGGTCCATCCTGGCTGAAGGATATGGTAAAGTCCTCGTGGTTCAGCTGAATGTTCACATTATTGGCGATCTTTGCATTGCTTGCGTTCCTGATTTTGAAGCTTTGGATCTCGGTGGTTCCTTCAGGTTGGTCGCCAAAGTCGATGAGTGAGGTAAGGTCTACCCCTGAGGCATCAGTCATGACAATGTCGTCTGGCTGTTCGCCTACAGCTTTTCTGCCGTATATATGGACCCCGCAAAGATATAGATCCTCAAACTGCGGGGTAGTCTCACGGAACCCGATTCGTATGGCTTTGACCGGACCGGAGAAGGAAAGGGTGAAGATCTTGTTCCTCCAGTGGTCCATATCCGTATTAGCGGCAGGAATCGTATAGACCCCGGTCTCCCAGGTGCCGTCCACACCGTTGGTCGTATCGGCTGAACCCTGTATGGTGTGGCTGACAAAAGAGGAAACTGTAGTTGAACTCCAGTGGAACCCGATTTTATTAACTTCCCGCAATTCCGGGAAAAAGAACCAGAAGACGCTGCCGAGCCTGTAGTCGCCAACCTTCCATGATTGGGAGCGGTTTTCCTTGTTCAGGTTGCCTTTGGCTGTACTATCGAGCCATGAAGCTATCCCGTTTCCGATGATTTGGCTGATGGTGCTCAAGTCGGACATGCTTCGGAAACCTACTTCTGTTCCATCGATGTCATAAGGCATCCGATGTTCCGCTACTTCTGCATACATTTACTTCACCTCCTAGAAGAATGCCGGGTAATATTCCAGCTTGATGCTACCGCCCGGCACTCCGTTTGTGATTCTCAATTGGTTGTAGCCGCTGTTAAGAAGTAGCCAGTAGGCATCCCCGCCATGCTTGATGGCGGAGAGCATATTTGTTTCACCCTTGGTGCATTTAAAGTCCCCGGTACTGACGACGACGCTCTCGCCGGATGCAATGGTGCCCTGGTATTGGAGCCAAACATCGGTATCAAGGAATTCGAGTTTCGGCGATTCCATAGGGCCAGTCAGTGTAATAACCGCATCGGTGACAGGCGCTGTCCCAGGATTCTCGTGGCTCCATTCCTGCGTAAGGGATGCCACAGCCTTTGTTTCAACAGTGGGCAGCGGGGCGTAGAAGAAAGGGTCCGAAAGCATGAATTCCACAGCGAACTTGGCATAGCCGGTTTGTGTCTTGCTGAAAGTAACGGGGCGGTACACCTCGGCAACGGCTTCCCGGACAGTCCCGTCGGGGAGGATTCGCTTCAATACGTATTGCCCCAGCTTTCCGAATACGCTGCTGAGGTAGTCAATATTTTCATAAAGGACGTCATTCTCGCTCTTTCCACTCGGAAGCTTTCCGGTAATGGGATCCAAACCACGTACCCACATGGGGAGCATGACGATCCTTTCCTCATACCGCTTTTTGATCCATCTTTTCCCGTTTTGGAACGGCACCTGAATGTTGTTGCCCCTAAGCCCAGGTGTTCCCAGACCTTCAGGAACTTCTATCACCGACCATGCCTTCGAATTCAGGCTCACGCCGTTGAATTGCCATGTCTGTCCGTTCAAATCCTAATTCACCTCCCGTTATCCCAGTCCGTAGGACTGCCTGAGCAGAACCCTGCGAGTGCTGTCAGATGCCGCCTCCGGCTTCGGATTATTGATTGTTATGTCGTAGTTGTTCGTTACATTGCCGTTTTGAACCCCTGTATCCGAAACTTTTGATTGAGAACCCAAGCCAACCTTGAGCATGGCTTTTGCCATGATCTCATCCAGCTTTTCGATGGGGACCACGGCTTCGGTGCCTGCTTCACCAACACCGATCACGCTGGGGCTTGAGAAGATTCCGCCCGATGCATACCAGTTGACCCCGAGCTTAGGAATCTGCGGAGGGTTCAAACTGAACTTGCCTGTGATCTCAAAATGGGGAAGCTTGATGTGGGGAATCTTTATCTCAGGGATCTTCAGGTTCCTGAAGAAGCCGGCAATAGCGTCAATTGCTCCTTTTACGGTATTCCGGGCGGCATTGATGGGAGTCTCGATGGCAGATTTTATTCCGTTCCATATGGCTGTGGTCACAGATTTTATAGCATTCCAAGCGCCGGAAATTACATCCTTGATGATGTTGATCTGGTTGGATACCAGACTCCTGATTAAGTTCAGTACACCGCTGATGATGCTTTGTATACCGTTCCACAAGCTGGAGGTCACATTTTTGATGCCTTCCCACACGCCCTGCCAGTCGCCCTTGATCAGGCTCGTCACAACCTGGATGATTCCTTTGATTACGTTAAGGGCTGTGGTAACCACGGAGGATATGACGTTGAAGGCGGCTGTTATGATAGCCACGATGTTCGTTTCCCGTATTTATTCCAGATGGTGCTCGCTACCTGAACGAAGGCGGCAATCAATGCGCGGATGGCTTCAAATACTCCCGCCATGACGGCTTTGACCTGATTCCAAATGGTGATGACGCTGTTCCTGAAATTTTCGTTGTTGCGGAAAAGCAGTCCGAATATTGCGATGAACCCGGCAACAGCGGCAACCGCGATGCCTACCGGTCCGGTGATAGCAGCTATAGCCGCACCGACTGCTCCGGATGCACCCCCTGCGGCAGCCATGGCCCCGGAAATCGCTCCGAAAGTGGTGGTGAGTGTACCGATAACGGAGACTACTTTGCCGACCACCAACAGGACAGGGCCTACAGCTGCGGCAATCAAGGCGATCTTCACGATCATTTCCTGCTGTTCCTTGGAAAGTCCCTGGAACCGATCCATCAGGGGTTTGATGGTTGCTATCAGCTTCTCCAGGATTGGGATCAGGATCTGTCCGAACTGGATGCCGATCTGCTGGGCTTGTTCCTTCATTGCCCTGATCTTATTGGTGGGGCTGTCCATGGTCCTTGCCAGGTCACCCTGGGCGTTTTTCGTCGCTTCCATGATCGCGCCGTAACGCGCCTGTACCTTCTGGGCTTCAGTCAGCTGTTCGCCTTGCTTTGCGATGCCGTGGGTGTATGCATAGGTCTTGACTGTCGTGTCGTTGACCAGGATGCCCAGCGCCTTAAGCGGCTCCGCCTCGCCGGAGATACCGGACTTCAGCTTGTTGAAGGCTTCCTCGGGATTAAGGTTGTAGAAGGAAGCCATGTCATAGGAAAGCTGTGTCAGCCCTTGAGACATCTCCAGGGATTCATCCGTAGCAAGCCCCATGGAAGTCAGCATGGAATTGTAGGTGGCCATATTATTTCTTACGTTGTAGGCGTTCAGTCCGAGGGCCTTGGATGTTTCCTCCGACCATTTCCTTGCATCGTCAGCCACGCCGCCCATTGCAACCTCGAAGAGGTTCTCCGACTCCACGGCATCCATGGCCATTTTGGTTGCCGCCGTGCCAATCCCAAGAAGCGGGAGGGTAACCGCTGTGGAGAGGGTCTTTCCGGCTGAGGATATTTTATCCCCTACAGCCTTCATCTTTGACCCAGCTTTATCCATGCTCTCAGAAAGGGTGTACCAGGCGGAACTCTTAGTTTTCAGTTCTTCCGTTGTAGCCTTGAGTTCCTGCTGCATCTTGCCAAGTTCAGCATTGGCGTAGTTCAGCTTGATCTTCAGGTTTTCCGTGGCTTTGGCATCGGCGCCTTTTTTCTCGACGCTTTCCTGGTAGCTGCGGGTGAGGGCGGTTACTTTGTCCTTTTGAAGGTCGACCTGGCGGCTTAAGCTGTCTGCCTTGAGCTTCAATCCGTCCGTGGACTTTCCGAAGTCCCCGAGCTTAGAGCTTGCGGCTGCAAACTCGCTTTGGACCACTTTTAGGCTTCGCTGTATCTTGCTTACACCCTCCTGAAAGCCGCTGTCGTCAAGGCCGATCCTTGCAACGACCGTGCTGTTGTTTCCTGCCATTTATCTCACCTCCCTTAGAACAGGATATTGTCGATGGTGTCAAGGTCCGAATGCTCATCGATTCCGTTGACCGTCTTGTAGACCTTGAAAAGAGCCTGGAGCTTTTTGGGGGTGCTGCTCCAGAATTGTTCCTCGCTCATCCGCAGGAGGTTCGTCCCCAAATAGAAAAGCCACTCCCAGTCCCAGCTTGGGTTCTTTCTGAATTTTGGGTAATATAGCAAAAAGCAGGTATTAAAAACCTGCTTTTTCTTTCGGTTTAAGCTTCTCAATATTGG